CTATTCCTGTCTACTCACCAAATCTTGTAGGTCATGTTCACCTGGTAGGTCTGGTTTGCGGAGAGAATGTCTCCTGCGTAAATTCCTCCTGTCTTAGCAACATATAGGTATTTATAGGTCCTGTCGTTTCCAATAATTGGTGACATGACGCCATCGTAGGGGCGCGCCCACCCAGGAATACTCATTAGTCGACCATCGTATCCCACATTATTTGTGCCAACCTTGAATGTTCCCTGAATGTAAACCCAGTCCCTATCGCGCTCGCACGTGAGGTAGTTGTAGTCCTTTGCTACAGTGCCGTCAGACAGCGTGTGCAGAGCCATCGCCGGAGGGTTGAACCACGACGACCCACCCTTGAGCCACACCTGAAAGAGCTCCTTGACGTGCGTGTACCCCGAGGCAGTCATGTGCACATTATCGGGCCCCTGGTCCCAGGACTTGGCTTGCCCGTCTCCCCAGTGCACCCATCCGCGAGAACCCTCGCAGACGACGGCGCCGTAGGGCTTGCCCGCATTGACGACCTCGAATGTCCGGGAAACACATGAGCGCGCCATCTGTACATAATCATTCAGCGAGGACTCGTTAAAGATAACCGGAAGCACTCGAATGTCCGCGTTAGGGAAGTACTGGCGTGCAAGCCTGAAAAACGTGCTCGCCTTGTCAGCCACCGAATTCTGTGCTCGAATATCATTAAGCAAGTCGATCACAAACAAGTATTTAGTTCTACGACGCTTGTCCTCAGACATTCCCTGCTTAGCATTGTCCAACTGTGTGAGAAAGTTGTTATCAGACGTTGAGGTAAAACCACCCCCACCAATCGCATACACGTTAGGGTTAAGCCCCAACTCACGACAAAGAGATTCAGTCCAACGACTCGCTTCAATCGTTGCATTGGATGAACCAATGACTACCCCTTCAGTGAGTTTAGGGTCCTCGAGGAAGATATCATTGGCTTCGGTCTTTGTGTAATATGCGGGGAATCTGTTGTCAAAGTCCCTGCGCTGTTGATCCAACTTTCCCTGAATGTCCGCCTGAAACTGTGCGTTCTGGGTCTTAAGCGCATCACCCCACGCCTTAGTCGTCAGCGTAACCCGCTTACCGACAGGCGACTTAAGGGGTGCTTCAATGTAGTTGCCGTCAACCTCACGGAATTCAGCGTCAATAAGGCGCCGCTTGAAGTCCTCGATTAGCGACTCGAGCGCAGTTTTCTTTGCGTCCAGTTCCTTGTTCCAACCTGAATGTGTCTTCTCAACCTCAGTAATGAAGTTGGTGACCGTCTCATTCAGTTTGGCGATAATCTTGTCCTGCTCTTCGCCAAAGGAATTTGTGAACGTAATAACGTCAATGACGCTGGAACGAATTCGCTCAAGCACGTCAATATATGTCAGCCCATCACGATAAGTAAACGGGGTAATGTTGTTCACCGATCGCGACTGAACTCGCCACAGCGCTTGATCGATAGAGCCGATAATGTCGTCACCAGTAGCCATAATATCCTCCAAGTCCTAGTCCGAGAGAGTATCCATTAATTAGTCCGCCAGGGGTGTGGGGCATATCCGTGTCCCACAGTCCCATGAAAAGATCACTCAGTTCTGCGATCACTAAGTCGTCAACGTTAAGTAGTGTTCCCCGATAATCAGCAATTGCACGAGCCTTAGAGCCTGAGTAGCCCCACGAATTAGAGTGCTGGTTATTGACATAGTTGCTGTTTGACGATGATGTGCTATCCGACTCGTTACGCGACGTAGTATCGCCCGCAGTGCTCGCATCGCTAATACTCGTAGCATAATCCCCATCACCCGCGAGACGGGTCTGTGGAGTATCTGAGCCCACGGTGCGCCCCTTGGACTTGTTGGTACCACTGCCGCTACCCGTCTGATGGTTGATTCCAGAGTTCTGGGACTTGCCATCCTGACTGGTCTCGCTGTAATGGCGGTTGCCCTCGAGCGGGTCTGTGTTTTGCAGTTCTGCCAAATACATTCGATTATACCGGGGCATAATCAAATCCATTTTAAGGCTTAGGCGCCAGATAAAAATATCTATTGTCTCGTGAGCAATTTCCTGAAGCCAGTATGTTTTCTTGATTCGGTCATTCAGTGTTTTCCTGTATGCTTCGTCGAAGATTGGGTAATCGTCAAGACCAATATGGTCATCCGTTATCCTTACGACGTCACGAAGCATTATCGTTGTTACCGCCATTGTCACCCCCATAGGTTGTCAAATTGGAACTAGCAAGATAGTCATTAAGGTTTGGTGCTGCATTGTCGTCAACAGCCCAGTAGCAAGAAATGTTGAGTCCAAACATCTCATTAATCTGTTCACACGCCAATTCGCGCGGCTTCATAAACGACTCACGAGATGCGAGAACCTGGCCTGAGTTAGCGGCGGCTTCCTCAACGACCATGCGCTCACGCTTCTCAGAATTGACGTTCATAATTCCAAGCATTGTTAACGCTTCGCCCCAAATCTTGGCCTTAGATTCCATGTGCTTAATAGAGGACACGGCGCCCGTTCCGGCGTTCTGATTAAGGGGAAACACGCCAATCGTGTTAGCGAGATTATCCATGCTCATGTTTTCTGTGCCCCAGACAACGGGCTCGCCATCGTAAATCTTGGAAATAAGATTCTGGATAGTGAGTCGCTGGTCCTGTGTGCACGCAACAATCATGGGGTTACGTTCATTCAATAGATCGATCTCGATTGTTCTATCAATTTGAGCAAGGCGCGCAGCATAGGAAAGGACAACGTCGATTTCTGGCTCCCGAACCTGATTGCCCCAAATACACACCGACTCGTTCGCACTGACTTCGCGCGAATAGACACCGTTGCGTGTTACACGATATCCAGTCGGGTTGTCCTGAATGTCTAGCGGGCCTGAAATTGTTGCTGGCATTGCCATAAACAACTCGAAGAAACTATCAAAATAGAATACAGAGTACCCATTATTGAAAATAGTTGCCTCAATGAATCGCGGATCAATCCCATTAGGCAAACCCTCCCAGGTAAATCGAGAAAGACACTTGCCCATTAACTGGCGCCGGTACATGTGCTCCAACTGCATCTGCCGCGCCTCAGACGACGACGGAGGAGACGCCATAATTTTCTTGTAGATGCCGTTAAGCACATAATCCCTTTTACTCACTAAGAGTCACCCTAACCGTTTTGTCAATTCGATTGTTGCGAACATTTGTGTTACCAATTCTCTGCGGAGAACGCCACACAGTAACACCCTTTTCGAAGATTCCTCGAACGCTAGCCTTGAACCCCTCAGGAATTGTTGTGTCAACCAAATAGCATTCAGCCATCTTCCAATATGTAAACTCACTCATAAGGCTAAGTGTTTTCGGGAACTTAATCCAAGTATTCATCAAGTACCCATACCTAAGCCAGAAATCACCAATACTACGCATCGCAGCCGGTGAAACACTCCTAATTCTAGCATCAATCACAAGCCCTTGAGACACCATTGCAGAAACATACCCCGACGTCTGTCCAACAACGGACGGAGGAATAACCTGCATGTCCTGTCGCTGACCATTAATCGATGCGATAGCCGATTCGTAGTCGCCATTAGCGGCGAACTGAGCCAGTTCGTAGTTAGTGTCTCGCACAGTTCTTTGTTGTTGCTGGGAAATCTGTGAGGCACCACTAGCCAACTGATTCTGAATATTTGCTTCCGACTGTGCCTGAGAGTTAGAGATCATTGCATTGATCCCCGCCGTAGCGGCCTGACCAATACCAGCACCGGCAGCAGAGCCATTCAGACCCATAACACCACCAAGCGCCATCATACCGCCCTGCACAGACTGAACGGTGGCTCGCATATTGTTGTAGCGAGACTGCGAATCAGCCCTAGCAGAATTACCCCACATGGAATTCTCCGCGCCCGCCTGGGTTGCAGCAATACCCGCATTAGCAACATCTCGCGCAGAATTCGCAGCACGCTGCGCGCGCTGTTGCTGCCACTTCGCGTTATTCACCTGAGCGGCCGCAGTATGTGCCGATGATGCAAGGGCGTTCAACGCAGAATTATTGACGGCAGAGAACGTGGGTAGTGATGTGTATCCGGTGCACATGTCCCAGCCTTCACCATACTCGTTAGTCACCTTACCCGCACGGCGCTCAACAATCACGGACTCTGTAATCGTGTTGTAGTCACGAATGGTGAAAAACAAAGACGGATTGGGTGGCGCAACATGAGCGTACTGGTCAATATTAATGCCCGCAGTGCGAATAGACTCAGGTCGAAATTCAACGGGGTTGCCAGAATATGTTGTCAATTCAACAATGCAGTATGGCGAAGTAACAAATTTCTTTAGTTCCCGATATTCCTTCGGAAGCAAAGAAAGAAATTCGTTTCTAAAACTGGCGTCGGTTAGCGAATAGTTACGGTTAATATACACACTGTTGTCGTTAATTTCAGTCCACTTCCCTTGCTCTAACCCGTCACCCACTTTTATCTTTCTTCCAGTGTTCAGGTCAATAATGTCCTTTGGCAGAATTGTAATTGACCCAATGCCCTGAGCAACCCACGGAGCGAACCTTAGACCATACATTCCGGCGCGAAATTCAGAGAATGTGCAAGCATAAATATTAGTTCCGTTCGGAAGACCTTCAACCTTAGATGCGTCTGCCATAGAAACTTTGGGGTCATTGGAATTTCCGTAACCATTTACGTTATCTAAATTTGTCGTTGAAGCAATAACCACTATGTAGTCAAAGTTGGTGACATCTGCAAGCATTCGTCGATAAGTCCGAATAATCTGGTGCTCGGACCCCATATCCAAGCCCTCAGGCTGTGTCAGCCAATTCTTACCATAGTTGTCAAACGAATCGGTTGCAGCAATACCCATATGCCCGCGCTCGAGATAACTACGGCCAAAGTTAATGCGCTGGTAATAGGTGGTCCAAACATCAAGTTGAAGCGTCAGTTGCGTTGTGTTAGGTGCAATGTAGTCAATGCTAGTAATGAAATAGAAAAATACGCTGGGCGTGTATCCCTCAAAACCAATGTTGTTAACAGGGCGCCCAGGATTCTCAACCATCACGTAGTTGTACTGATTCGCCTTAGTGAAAGGCGTCGGAATACGAATCGGTTTACCCTGCGCAAGATAAGTCATCTGATTAATCTCAACCTTATGCAAATTGTTAAAAGACTTAACATAGGCATAAGGGGTGTGTCCGTACGATTTCCAGTCAACAATATCCCGATACGTGTTATCAAATGGCACATTAACCATCGTGATAACACTGCCCGCGGACCACACAGAGTAATCAAATGAAAGGCCTGCACGAGTCTCAGGGGGTACCGCGTAAATTTCAGACATATTATCCTCCTTCGTCCCAAGTATAGCAGAACCGGGCGCCCTAGTGGACGCCCGGTTCTAATGATTCAAGAATTATTTCTTGACCTGAATGCTAATCTCCTTATTCACTGGCTTATTACCATCCGCACCCTTAGTGTCAACATTCACACCAAGAGTAAGGAACGCCTCGGGCTCGTCCGGCCCGATAGTAAGAACACCATCGTTGGAAATCTTCGTGCCCTTAGACTTAGCATTCTTAAGATACCAGTCAGTCGCGTACCCCTTATTCGCGGGCGCCGTCTTCCACTGAATACTGGCCTGCCTAACAGCGGCCGGGGGCATAATCGTCGACTGTGAGCCATCGGGCCTGGTAACAATCAGCGTGGCAATCTCCGCATTCATCTCAGGCTTAGGCGTCACCACAACCGTGTTCGACTTAGTGCCGAACGCAATAGCCGGGGTGAACGGCGAAGCGCTCATAACCGACCAGTGATGCAGCCAGAAATTGTCATAAAGGCCCTCAGGGTTAGAGATACTCCGGTTCTCAAGGAGAATATCCTTGATAACGAAGAACTGCTTGCTGGTCAGAATAGCCGAAGTGTCAGCCATCCCCAACGCCTCACCAGGGACCGTGATAATCCGAGACGGAGCATCTGCGTGATCGAGGTTGAATGCCGCCGCCAGAGAGGTCACATCAACGTTCGCCTTAAACTCCGGCGTCGCAATAAGCACCAAGTCCTCAGGGCGAGCAAACGAGTGAACCGCCGCAGTATTAAATGCCGGCGTCGGATACTGCATCTTATTCGCAGCAACCCTTAGGGCCTTAAGCGCTGCGTCAACCTTAGACTTGTCCGGCTCAAGCGCATTCAGGTCAGGAATCTGCATGCGATAGAACCCATACTTGTCATCGAAGGTCTTAAACAACTTCGTCATGCTAAGGAACTCGGACCACTGGTCAGATGACGCCGCCACAGCCATAATCTGAGAAATCATCTCAGAAAGACCGTTATCCGAAAGAAACGCACGACGAAGAACGTCGCGGTTAATCGTGATCTTAAACTTCTCCTTGCGATTAATTGTGTGGAAAGCACTCTTTGACGGAGGAGGCGCCTGCCCGAACACGTCACGCTCGAGATAATCACGCTGTTCCTCATAAATGGTGGGCTTGATAAAGTCAAGGTGAACCTCCTCAATGGTGTCACCGAAATTCATCATGCCCTGCTTGAATACCGCAAGCGGATTCTTCCAAGAAATATCGCGGACAATCGTAGAACCGATTCGGTTAATCAGAGACGACATAAACTCGTTACGAGTAATGTTGTCAGACATAATCCCCGCAATAGTCTCCTGAATGTTGGCCTTAGTGGCCTCGGGAACCATCGTCTGATAATCATAGCGTGCGTCACTACGAATAGCATTAAGAATATCAACGTTTGTCGTGTCATCGCGCAACTGTGGCATAATCAGTTCCCCTTAAATAGTTCGTTAATTGACTTAGGCTTCCAATTAGAATCGGGAACCTTATCATTCCCCGAATCGCCGCTAGAAAACAACCCCGAAAGACCCGCAAGCGTCCTTCCAGTACTCGCGGCCGCCTTGCGGTCAATGCCCATACCATCAACTATAGCATTCCCTGCATCCTTAGCGGCAGTTCCGCCTAGTTCAACGGCGGCGCCGCCAACGTCTCCAATCCCATTGACCACAGCCTTGGCGTCGTTCTTCGTATTCTCAGCCGCTTGCTTCACATCATCCAGTGTCATCTCCTTGGACGCCGGAACATCATCCCCAGCAAACGGGTTACCCGTCTCGCGATCCGTGGGAGTGAGTTCATTGCCAAGCCGATTCTCAAGTTCAGCCTGCAACGCAGAAACCTTTTCACCAAAAACGTCCGTGAGGTGCTTCCAGGCCGCCTTAGTGTCCTTGAAATGATCAACATCCGCAGGGTCCTTAGGGGCACCCTCGAGCATATTCCCGTCGTCAGGGGAAACCGCTTTCTTGTCCCCATCAGAATCACCAGGATCAAAGACATCGTTCCCAGTCATTCCCGATTCCTCGCGCTGCTGTGGCGTAAGGTTCTCGGCCGCCTTATTACGTGCCTGAGCGTCATCCATGGACTGTTGTGGGTCACCCTCAACACGCCGATCAGTTATTGATCGCCCGCCGTGCTCTGCCTTGTCTTGCTTAATAGACTCAGCGTTCTTGGCGTCAACCTTCGCCTTATTCGCCTTGCGCTGTTCCTCGTTCATCGGGGAACCATCGGGGTTTAGCCCCTTAAGCGCATTCTTCTCAGCATCAGATAGTGCCATTTTTTCCTCCTAAAACGGTAGGCTAGGAACCTAC